GTGGCAAAGGCTGCACGATAGGCGATGATGTCACCGTCGATTAGTACTTTACCTTTACCCATTAAATCTCCCCAAAGATGATACTGCCATCGTCCTTCTCAAAGCCTACGTCAACAACGTAAGTGAAACCCGCACCCTTCATAGCATCCGTCAGGAACTGTGCCATAGTGTAGAGGTCTACTACGTCATCTCGACTTGCACTTGAACTACCATCATAGCCATCGTCTTCTTTGTCGAAGTGGAAATCAATACTTACTCGCATTACTTTATCCTACCATAAAGAGTTCATCGTCAGCACTTGGTACTGAATTGTCTTCCCACGCTACATGATCTGTTACACCAATGGCAATCAGACGTACACCAGCGCCATTTGAGTACGTCTCAAACTGAACCTTAGCCTTAGTGCCATTGCCCAGTGTCCCATCGTCCTCAAACGACCACCAAGCCTTATTCTCAGCGCCATTCGTAAGATTGACAACCTTTGGTGACCCCCCGAAGTCTACCTCAGTTGGGTTACCTTTCTTGTCGGTGAATGTCATAATGTGGTCGTGCATACGAGACAACTTAACATACTTGCCGATACCAAAGTCGTTACCTTCTTTGACACGATCATTTCCCATTGGCTTAGGGTCCATGCCACCCTCTAGCAACTCCGTGATCTGATCTTCGTCAGTGAAGTAGGCATTTACGACATACTGCCCGTTGTGCTTCTTCGCCTTTTTAGCTGCGTTATTGTCGTCTCCACCCATATCACGGTTGCCTTCAAATACTTTTGCGTACTCAAGAACCATATCCATTGTGTGTTTAGCCATAGTCGGGTCTTCCTTTTGTTTAAGCTGTAGGGTTTACAGCACTGTGTTGGTAATATACTATAGGGATACAAAATCGAATCTGTAACACTGATTTGAACATTTATTTTCCCTATCAGTGAATATCTGCGTATGTATTGCCAAATTGCACATCAGTACCTAGTGGTACGTTGAGGTTTACCTCATGGTTTACGCTGCTTATTGCCATCTGCATGACGTTCTCTACTTTATCTTCGTCTCCCTCCTTAGTCAGAACAATAACTTCATCGTGGAACTGACCTATGGTCTCCAAGCCCATGCCACGACATTCCTTTACCCACTTGTCAAAGCAGTAGACCCCCGTACTCTGGTTAAGAGTACTGAAGCGGTCCTTCTCACTGCGCAGGCTATGCCAGAAGCCTGACACTGGGTTCTTTAGCCACATACCGCCGAATAACTCACGGGTTTGCAGTTTGCTTGCTACCTTCTCAATGGCCCAGTTACGTGACCAGAAGGCGTCCAGCAGGGTCTTAGCCTCTTTCTGCTTCATGCCTGTCTCACGGGCCAGTTTGGCTGCTCCTACGCCATATGTGGCACTGTAGTTCACCACCTTGTAGTTCTTGCGCAGTGACTTCAGTGACCGTTCACCTGAGTTGTGCTTGTCGATGTCATCTTGAGTGATAACACCAGCGTGTAGCGCCAAGTCCAAGTGTGGGTCAAAACCATCGCGGCTCATCTCCTGTACATAGTCAGGGTCAAGTGGCTTCATATAGTGGCGCTTAGTCGTATCCTCTAGTGATGTCATGTCAGCACCACATAGCACGTAACCTTCTGGTGCAATCAGGCAACCTCGGATCACATCACCATAAGGCTTATCTACAGACGGTAGGTTGACCAGTGGCTTGAAGTGTTTGAAGCGGAAGGTGTTCGTAAGACCTGCCACACCAGCTTGTAGCCAACCATCCTTATGGCCCTCAAGGAAGCTCTTTAGTATGCCTGCCCTATGTGTAAGTACGGTAAGACCATCAAGCACGTCAACAGCAGGGTCAACAGAAGCAAGGCTCCTAACACTTTCACAAAGGTCACTATTCTTTCGTACTTGCTCAATTTGTCTTTCCTCTCCAGTTTTCTTGTCCCGTAGGAACTTAAATGTTCGTGGCGTCCACCCAAGTGAATACAGCCAGTCTTTTACTTGGTCGTTGCTGTTAGGGTTGCCCCGTTCTTCCCCTGTCTTAACGACAAAAGATTGTGTTGTGACTGGTTGCATGTACTCTTTACACAGTGCCACCCACTTCTCACCGTGTGACGATAGATCACCATCTTTCTTGTGCATAACCTTTGGTTGCGTAGCCACACGGGTCAACACCTTCTTAGGCATAGCGTCTGCCAGTTGCTCTACCTTCTCCTCCTTGAGCGATAGGATTTCGTCGTATGCCTCTTGAGCTTTGTCCACGTCTAATTTCCACTGTAGCTCCTCTTGCTCCCGTGCGCAGTCTAGCTTGAAGGTCAGGTAGTCAACCAGACGATCCTTTTCGGCAGGGTCTTGGTACAGCTTGTTCAGCTTCATGTCCAAGTCACGCCACAGACGGTTGTTGATCTTAACGTCCTCATCGCAGCGGTGGGCGTACTCTTCTGGCGTCAGGGTGTTCCAGTCCTTAATGACAGGCTTAGGCACCCCATAGTCCACTCCGTAGCCCTCAAGCCCATGCTTCATACGGTCATGGTTGAGATACCAGCTTAGTGCCAGCGTATCCACCAGACGTGCTGTAACCTTGATGCCTAGCACACGCTCCACTGCGGGGATGTCAAAGCGGATGATGTTGTGGCCTACCAGCGTTTCACTGTTGAGCAATACATAGCGCATCTCGTCATAGTCATGCGTGTGCTTTACTTCACCCATGTCGTTAGACCAAGACATGACATGAATCTTGGTCAACACATCTAATAGACCGTCTGTTTCAATGTCGAATACTGTTGTCAATGTTATACCTCGCTTAGTGTAAATGTTTCAGTGTTGAACCGCATCATCCCTGCGTTGCCTTCCTCAGAGCATGGACGGTTCTTCTCAATAGAAAGGTACGTTGTGTTACGTTCCTGTAGGTCATCAGCTTCCTTGTCACGTTTAAGGTCAATGATAACAGACGCACGTTGCCCGATCATACGACAGTATTTCATCTGCCCATCATCGTTAGTGTGGGCGATTGTCACGATACCTACGTTCAACTCAGCAGACAGTTTAGAGAGACGTACTGACAGGTCAGCCAACATCTGTTCTTTGCTATCCTCTGACGAACCAACAAGGACATCTTGGATAGGCTCGAAGAACACGAACTTAACACCACAAGCTACAGCAAAGTAACGTATCTGGTCGATCAGATCGTCAGCACCTTGTCCGTCAGTCATGTAGAACTGATAGAAGTTTTCGTCAGCAGTGAGCTTACCGATAGCACCTACGACTTGGTCCTCAGCACCTTTCTCTTCGATCAAGTCCCGTCGAGTAAGATTGTCATTACATTCGTATGACACAAGGCCAAGCAAGGAACGTAGCTTAGTCTCCTCCAAGTGCCATGCTGCGATAGGAACCTTACGTTGTAGCATATTGTATTCCAAGAACCGCATGATCTCAGTCTTGCCGATACCTGTCGGTGCTTTAATCACTGTGAAGTGACCCTGCATCAAACCCAAGATTTTGTCGTCTAGGGCTTGTATACCTGTAGGAACAAACTGATGCTCAGGGGTATCCTTGTACAACGACAAGAAGTCCTGTGTGCTGTTCATCACGTTCTCAGGTGTGAACTTACGTGCGTTCCACCATGCACCCTTGAAGTCAGCAGCTTTACCAGCCTGTAGGAACTCGTTAGCGTCCTTGTAGGGTCGGTGGTCAACACGGTAGACCTTGTTAGGGAACATCTTGGCTACACGATCCGCAAGTGCGTTACCTGCGTCATCGTTGTCTACCGACAGGATGATCTTCTCGAAGCTCCCTAGCCAGTCTGCACAGTTCTCCCAGAGCTTCTTAGAGGGTGTAGCAGACGGTAGAGACACCACAGGGTTAGTGTAGCCACTCTTGAGCATCTGAGCCACTGACAGGGCGTCTAGTTCACCTTCCGTGATCGTTACCATCTTAGAACTACCAGCAGTAAACAGGTTCATACCGAAGAGTTCGTCACCCTTAAACCCTGCCTTAGCGTAGAAGCCTTTCTCTGACAGCTTACGGACCTTAATTCCGCCGCTGGGGTATACGTACTCCTGACGATCCTCCCACGTCAGTACACCGAAGTCCTCCATCGTCTTGGTGTTGATGCCACGCATGTTGACATAATTACCATCTGATACATCTTCGATCAGCTTTGGTGTAAACGACATATAATCATCTCCTCCTTTTGTTGGGTATTTCTCTTTCGCCCAGTCAAACATATTTCCCTTGGACGGGTATCCTCTGTTACAGGCGTGGCACTTACCGTACCCCTCAGCGTTATAGCTGAAGGCGTCAGAAGAGCCACACGATTGGTATGGGCAGGGTTGGTGTCCGTGTTCAGCCATGTGGCTCTCCTTTGGTTTAGTTACTTCTTGCTAAAAAGTCGACTTGTTGCATAGTCGTGAAGGTTATCCATCCGAAGAACTTGACCACGGGCGCGGTTTCGACACCCTGCGATATGGCTAAAGAAGTAAGACGGGTCATTCTCTAGTATCCAGTCTACTTCCCGTTGCTCCCCGTCAGGTGAGTAGTGGTACTCCCAAGAGCCATAACCCTCTTTGTCCTCAAGTTTTTCCTGACGGGCGCGAGAGTAAATGTTACATTTTGCTCGGCGGTCACCACGGTCAACAACCTCAGCGCATCCTTCTACGCTTTCTTCAAGCATGTAAGGGGTTGGGTTCTTGAGTTTTTCCACTGCCGTGCGGTTGATGCCACGGACAAGATTTTCTGCGTATTCAAACAAGTTCATATCGGGTTCCTTAGTGCTTTGCTTCAGTTGTTTTAGATTTGTAGACAGACATCTCTTTGAGTTCATCAAGATGCTTAGTTAGACCCTCTACAAGGGCAACAAGACCTGCGGCATTGTAAGAGTGCGAGTGCTTATCCTCACGGGACACAAGAAAGTGCATAATGCTTCGTGCCATACCATCGCCACCCTCCTGTAGATTAAGGTCTCGTACAGTAGAGACTAGCGCACCAGCCGCAGTGTAACTGTCCCAGTTTTCTCCTTTAACCTTCATCATTTCATCTAGCGACATCTCCACGGGTTTAGGTTTCTTGGGTTTAGTCTTAGGTTTCTCTCCCTTCCTCTTTCTACGTTCAGTGTCTGCGGCATGAAGTGACATTTCACCTTTATTAACCTTTTCAGCTAAGTCTGGTGCGTCCCTCTTTAGGTTCTTTGCATCCACAACGGCAGTCTTGCCAACATTAAGAGATTTAGCAACACTTACCGTTGATTTTTCATCGACCGAATTCGGTCTTTGATCAGACTTTCTGTCACCCCCGTGAGCCATATTAGCCAAAGCCGCAGCAATCATGGCACGTTGGCCAGTCGTAAGGTGGCGACGAAGGATATTCTCTCCAACCACACGGTCACGGACTTTGTCGAATGGCATATCATCAACTAGATACTCGTATTGAGGCTCAACACCAGCTTCAAGACATGCCTTATGTCGGTGACGACCATCTACAATCTTACCTTGCCACATCAGGATAGGGTCAAACAGTCCGTATTTCTTGATACTGTCTACAAGACCTTTGAACTCTGCTGTATCCTCAAAGGATGAAAAAACCGTAGATAGTTCGTGGTAAGGGTCATCTTCCTTCGTAGCTTCCATCAAACTATTGTAGTATCCATCATCATCCATAGTCTCTCCTTTCGTTTAACTTATGTTTATTAACTAGAAGTAGTGAACACGATAGTCAATACTTAAGTTACAAACTTTCGTAACCTCTGTACTTACTTATAGGGATACGTTTCCGTTTCTGTAACATCACGAATTGTTACAGTAACTCTTCCCCTAGCTTAACCAGTGCAGTTTTTTCATGTCGTGATACCCACATCTTGTTAGTACCTATAACTATGGCTACCTCATCTTGTGTCATATCTTCGTAATACCTAAGTCGTACAATACACAACTCAGTTGGCGATAGTACCTCTAATGCAACACTTCTGACGTGTTCCTCATACTCCCTCTTCTCGTATTCTTCTACGTGGTCCTTGTCGCTCAAGCTGAAGTCTTCGTCGTAGGGTCTATCCTCAGAGCTTAGGACCGCCTTTAGCCAGTCCCTACTAGCTTCAGTCATGTTGCCCGTCTCAGTATCCTCAATGTACCTAGTCAGTCTACGTGATATGTTGTGCTTTGGGATAGCGACAGGTTGTGTGTCTAAGTTAAGGTAGTCGTGCATACGTCTCTTAGCCTCCCTGTAGAGCTTCGCTGGATGGGCATCAGGTTCCTTTGCTAGTATCTCGTAGCAAATCAGTATGCCTTCCATCTTAAGGTCTTCCCTGTGTGTCTCACTGTTGTACTTGTACGCCAGTTTCTCACACATACTCACGACCTCTTGTTCATTCAATCTATTTCTCCTAAGATTGACTCGAACACATAGTCCAAGTTTGTCCCTGTGGCACCACAGTAGATCAGGAGCTTCAGTCCTAGTTCTCGTGTTAGTGCTGCTGTGGTGTCATCCATATCAAACTCTACGGTAGCACTACCGTCTCCGTGTTCAGTCAAGGCTGTGACTTTTATTGTACCTACTTCGTTAGTCATTTTGTTTCTCCTTTATCTTCTATTGTACCCTTCACTGGCCAGTAATACTTACAGTCTTCACCCCATTCCTCCGTTAGCATAAAGTAAGACTGCATAAACTCACTTGGCTGCGTACCACTAGCGGGATTGCGGTAACACTTATGTTTAAGCGGACAGGTTAAGCTGTTACACATACTAATATCAGGCATAGTCTTTCACTCCGTGTTTATCTATGTCTTTTAACATGAGTATAAGGGACTTCTTTACGTCCTCAATGCTGTTACCTGTTACACCCACAGGGTCATCTGTCCACCCAGAACCCCCGTCTAACTCAAAGTACTCGTGGATAGAGTACATGTCCTCGCCTGACCGTTTATCTTTGCGGTACATCAGTTGGTAGTGCCAGTAGTTACTCATCGTATTATCCTTGATCCATACCTACAATATCTAATACACTGTTGTATTCAATTACGAATCCACAGGCACGAAGAAAGTTTTGAAACTCTTCGAGAACAGCATCCATAGACGCATGTTCTGCCATTTCCATTTCAATCTTTGTGCCGTCACTGTGTTGGTGTGTAAACTTCATCCTTTATCCTCCATCGTGCTTTTTAATGTAGCCAAGACGTTCTCAAGTTTGATCAACATATCACTACAGACACAAACTATTTGAACTGGACGGTGTACTCTACCTTCGTCAGTTTCTTCAGTGGCGTCAAGCAGACTGAACAACTCCTTGACTGCTACGTCATATTGATCACATTTACTTTTTAGACTCATGATATAATCCAATCCATGTTAGACCAGTCAGTATCTTCTGGCATCATTTCAACTTTATCGCCATGCAGCTCTTGAAGTCGTGCCCAAGTACCAGCAGTGTTCATCCTTAGCATGTAAGAACCTTTACCGCAACGATATTCAGACCCACTAGAACCCTTGAAATAATAGTAATCATCTGTCTCATTTACTTCAGTGATACCGCTGTTCATACGCCAAGAGTTACCGTCAAGATAACCGCCTGACCAACCTGCCAGTACACGATAGTGAGGGTCATTACCGTCATCAAGCTTAATGACTACCCAGTTGTCTGGGCGATAGAAGTTACCCATCGTATTGTCCTTTCAGTTCTGCGAGGATACGTTTGGCATCCTCCTTTGGAAAAGTCGGGGCCATAGGCTGCATACCGCCGCAATGCTTGGGGTCACTGCAATGCGATAGACCTACAGCCCGACA